ACTTGACACGTAGACAAAAAGCGCATATACTACTACAGTGTTTGCGCTTTTTTGTTTGTGAGTCACAGGCAACAGAGATCTAAACATTTAGATAGGCAACATAACATAGGCAACTTATTAAGGAGAAAAACTATGGCATCATTAGCAGAAATCAGAGCACGACTACAGGCAGCAGAAGGCAACAAAGGCGGAAGCCAAACAGGTGGAGACAATTCAATTTATCCACACTGGAACATGGAAGAAGGGCAATCTTGTACTTTGAGATTTTTACCCGACGCAAATACCAAAAACACATTTTTCTGGCAAGAACGAGCGATGATTCGTTTACCTTTCGCTGGCATCAAAGGCGAGGGGGATTCCAAGCAAGTGTACGTGCAAGTACCTTGTGTGGAAATGTGGGGCGAAGCATGTCCCATCTTGGCAGAAGTGCGCACCTGGTTCAAGGACAAGAGCCTTGAAGAAATGGGTCGCAAATACTGGAAGAAACGCAGTTACATCTTTCAAGGCTTTGTGCGTGAAAACCCACTGAGCGAAGACAAAACACCGGAAAATCCCATCCGACGTCTCATCATCGGACCACAAATCTTTGCCACTATCAAAGGTGCATTGATGGATCCTGAGCTGGAAGAAATGCCCACAGACACCTTGCGTGGCTTGGACTTCCGCGTCAGTAAAACTGCCAAAGGTGGCTTTGCTGACTACAGCACAAGCAAGTGGGCACGTAAGGAATCAGCATTGACCGAAGCTGAACAGGCTGCTATTGACGCACATGGCTTGTTTGATTTGAGCACATTCCTGCCCAAGAAGCCAGGCGATGTTGAACTCAAGGTCATCAAAGAGATGTTTGAGGCATCAGTGGATGGACAACCTTACGACACAGAACGTTGGGGTCAATACTTCCGTCCTGCAGGTGTACAAGCACCCGGTGGTGCTGGCGTCAGCCATGCTGATGAGGACACACCTACACCAGCAGCCAAGCCTGCACTCAAAGTGGCAGCACCCACACCTGCCAGCGACTTTGACGAAGATGATGTTCCTGTGGCAGCCGCGCCAGTGGCCAAGCCTGCAGCCTCAGGGCAAAATGCCCAGGACATCCTGGCCATGATCCGTAGTCGTCAAGCCAAGTAATGCGAACAGCTCTGGACACAGAGCTGTTTCCAGAACTGTGTGAAGTGGTAGAGATACCACTTCACAATCAATGGGTTTATCTAATTCAGAAGAATGGAAACAGTAGTTTGCGGATTCAGCAGTCAAGAGATAATCTTGCTGTGTTTACCAATGATGAAATAAGTGCTCTTGATTATGTAGATGTGTATATCCGTAACCCACGAGCCAGATATGTCAGTGGCATCAACACTTACTTGCAACATCTTCAACGCGACCACCCTGAGTTAGATTTTAACACTGCATTCTGGTTTGCCCGACGATACAAATTTTTAAACACACATTACCTGCCACAGTTTTATTGGTTGGCAAATCTCAGTCAATATCTGCGTACGGATACAAAAATACGTTTTAGAGATTTTAAAAATTTTAATCAGATTGCTGATATAAATCATGACGCATATATAACAAAACCAACACAAGATTTTGTTGAAAAATTATTTCAAGACGATCAAGCCATTCAACTTTGGTTGTTCTTAGATCAAATTTTGTTGGATCTAGCAGGTCAAGAAATGACCTGGACACAACTGCTTGACTATTACCAAATTAGGCATCCTGATATTATAAAACATGTATTGCCCCAGACTTGATCATTTTGCACGATTCAATCCCAATGGCACAGTAAGTCGCTGTGGGCATATGATTCAAGCACCAGAGTTCTTTTCACTAGAGGAAATGGAATCAAGTACTTGGTTACGCAATGCCAAACTGAGTTTTCACAAGGGAGTGTGGCCCAAAGAATGTCAACGTTGCAAGCAAACAGAACAAATCAATGGAACCAGTATAAGATTCAATGCTGTGGAGTTTGATAAAAAACAAACGCAACAAGATTATTTAATAGTCGGCGGGGTGTTGGACAATGTGTGCAACAGTGCTTGTTTTTCCTGCAATGAGCAATACAGTACAAAAATTGGTAGTTTAAAGTCTAAAACATATTTTGCTGTTGACAACTCTGACAAATTTTGGCAGTTGCCATTGGATCGTGTGGTGCATCTGGACATCAATGGCGGCGAACCTAGTGCCAGTAAAAATTATCGTTATCTGCTGCAGAATATCCCAACTAACATTCGATCTATTAGGATCAATACCAATTGTTCTACGGTCATACCTGAGATAAGCAATCTATTAGATCGAAGAATACATGTAACAGTAACAGTCAGTCTTGACGGCATAGAGGATGTGCATGACTATGTTCGATGGCCCATTAAATGGGATAAATTTTATAAAAATTTAATGGCATACAACAGTCTGGGAATACAAGAATTAAATACATGGACCACAGTCAGCGCATTGAACATTGGTGATTTTGATAATATTCTTAAGTTTGTAAAAGATCACAACTTAAATCACTCATATGCACTATTGCATGATCCAAGTGTACTAAACGTGAAGTACACAAATTCCAAGACTGTTCCTTTTAAAGATACATTGCCCGGACAGATAGCCGTTGATGCAGATAATCAACTGGAACTTGACGAATTTATCACAAGACAAAATGCTTTGCGAGGAATATTATGAAATGTTATGCAACACTACCTATTGATAATATGTATGTTATCTCACAGGGAATTTATCAATATTTGCAAACAAACTCAGATGTATTGACCACAACACAGTACGGATGGCATTTTGTTGATTGTAAAAAATTGTTGTCCGCTGTGCCAGAATTGTTAAACTTTTTTCATCAGTACAATTTGATTCCTAGACATGCTGCGGTTACGGTTATAACCAACAACAATCATTTGCCAAAACACATTGACGAATTGCCAGTGATTGCCAAAATTAATTTGCCAGTGATTAATACACAAGGATGGGCTAATCGTTGGTACCAAGATGGACAGTTGGTTGCTGAACTATTGGATCTGGACCACCCCATAGTGTTTAATTCTCAAATTGAACACAGTGTAGAAAAATTAACCGCAACAGACATGCCGCGAGTTGTGGCCAGTTTTACTTTTTACAATGAGCCATTGGATTTACTAAAATGAAAATAGCAATAACTGGTCATACCGCAGGAATAGGGCAAGCGTTTGCAAAGATTCTTGCTGCTCGCGGGCATGAAATTGTGGGGCTGAGCAAACGCCACAGCGACAATATTAGAAACACTGCCAAGATTGTGGAAAAAATAACCCCTTGCGATATGTTTATAAACAATGCACAAGCAGGATACGCTCAGACTGAGTTATTGTATGCAGTATGGCAAGCCTGGCAAGATCAACCGGACAAACACATATGGTGTATTGGTACAATGATGACACAGTACCCGGTAGATCAATCTGTGCCTGGGCAAACAGAAATATCAATGAGCCAGTATCGAAATCAAAAAATTGCACTAGATGATGCAATAGCCCAACTGCGCAACAAAAAACACATGCCAGTTATTACCATGGTCAGACCAGGTGCAGTGGCCACACACCCTGGACAAACGTCTGAATGGCCTTACTGCAACGTTGACACCTGGGCTGAGGTAGTGATATCAACCATGGTGTTGGCCAATGAACAAGGCATGCGATACAACGAACTAGCATTGTGTGCCGCCAAACATCGGATGCCATTGTAATGGACGCAAAAGAAATGTTGACCAATCGTGCATTTTGTCCTGTGCCTTGGACCAGCATCATGTACAACTTTGACGGCACAGTTAAAAATTGTATACGCAGTGCCGAACCCATTGGCAACATACAACAACATCCTATAGAACAAATACTTGCCGATGATTACATGATCAAAGCAGACATGCGAGCTGAACAAAAGTTTGCTCGGTGTAATCCTTGTTATGATTTAGAAACGGATAAAAATAATTTCAACATCATCAGCGACCGTGTGTTCTATCTTAAGGAATTGCGTGATGTTGATCACACCTTGTACGACACCATGAATTTTGCCTTGCACACTGCGGACATACGTTGGAGTAATCTTTGTAATTTTGCTTGTGTATACTGCTCAGCGGAATTCAGTAGCAAATGGGCTAGTGAACGTAATATAGTTATAAACACACCGTCAGACGAAAAACGAGAGTCTTTCAAACAATATATTTTTGAACGTGCATCACAGTTGAAACATGTATACTTGGCCGGCGGTGAGCCATTGTTGATGAAAGAAAATTTGGAATTTTTAGAGTTATTGAAACGGGCCAATCCTGATGTAAATTTAAGAATAAACACTAATCTCAGCAAAGTTGATACACGTATTTTTGATTTGATCTGTGAGTTTAAAAATGTGCATTGGATCATAAGTGTAGAGACTGTAGAAACAGAATACGAATATATACGCTATGGTGGAATATGGCAAGACTTTGTAGATAATCTACAAATTGTCAAACATCTTGATCACAAAATATCATTCAACATGTTGCATTTTTTGTTGAACTATCACAGTATTTTTGGTTGTGTGGATTATTTGTCTGGGTTGGGATTTCACAACAACAGTTTCATACTTGGTGCGTTGACAAGTCCGGCATACCTAAATATTAGACATTTACCAAACAGTGTGTTAAACTCAGTAAAGAAGATTTTAGCAGACCGTATCTCTAAGAATCCGGGTTATCTATTAGAAAATGGATATCAAAACATGCTGAAGCATTTGGATCAGCCGTTTGAAAAAGATTTAACAGGATCTTTTGAAAAATTAGCATTGATGGATCAACAGCGTAAATTAGACAGTAGAACAATTTTTAAAGATTTATACAAGGAAGAAAATCATGGGAAAACCATTTGACGTAAGCAAGTTCCGCAAGGAAATCACAAAAAGCATTGATGGATTGAGTATTGGATTTAACGATCCCACAGACTGGATCAGCACAGGCAACTATGCATTGAACTATTTGATCTCAGGAGATTTCAATCGCGGCATTCCCTTGGGCAAGGTTACAGTGTTTGCTGGTGATTCAGGTGCAGGCAAATCATACATCTGCTCAGGCAACATTGTTAAGAACGCACAAGAGCAAGGTATCTTTGTGGTGTTGATTGATAGTGAAAACGCACTAGACGAAGACTGGCTCAAAGCACTGGGTGTGGACACAAGCGAAAGCAAATTGCTGAAGTTGAGCATGGCCATGATTGACGATGTGGCCAAGACCATCTCAACATTCATGAGCGACTACAAAGCCCTGCCCGAAGGCGAACGTCCCAAGGTCATGTTTGTGATTGATTCATTGGGTATGTTGTTGACCCCCACAGACGTGAACCAATTTGATGCTGGCGAAATGAAGGGCGACTTGGGTCGCAAACCCAAAGCTCTCACTGCCTTGGTGCGTAATTGTGTGAACATGTTTGGTTCATACAATGTGGGTTTGGTTTGTACCAACCACACATATGCAAGCCAAGACATGTTTGATCCAGATGATAAAATCTCCGGCGGTCAAGGTTTCATTTACGCCAGTTCAATTGTTGTGGCCATGAAGAAAATGAAGCTGAAAGAAGATGAGGACGGCAACAAAGTGTCAGACGTCAACGGTATTCGCGCAGGCTGTAAAGTTATGAAAACACGCTATGCCAAACCCTTTGAAGGTGTGCAAGTTAAAATTCCTTACACAACAGGGATGAGTCCTTACAGTGGTCTTGTTGACTTGATTGAGAAAAAAGAAATGCTCAAACGAGAAGGCAACAGCCTGGTGTTTACCACTAGTGATGGCGAAATCATCAAGAAGTTCCGCAAAGCATGGGAAAAGAACGATGATGGCTGCTTGGACAAGGTGATGATTGACTTCAAGAACATTAAAACTGAGGTAAGTACAGCCGACGCAGTGGAGGATTGAATCAATGACTAAAGTGTCTCAGGTCTATGTTACCGATGATAACCCTATTGTTGAAATACGTGAAAAATACCCAATGATATATATAATGTGGGTGATCGGTATTAGATGTAATTTTGCGTGTACTTATTGCCCCGATGTTTGGCATGATAAACACAGTCCGCACAAAACACTTGAAGAACTAAAAACTGCTTGGCGCAAAATTGTAAAAATCACTGAACACAGCAAAAAACAAGTGTCAATAGGAATTTTAGGAGGTGAGCCTACTATGAATCCTGATCTACTTCCATTTTTACAATGGGTCAAAGTTTATTACAAAAAATCAAACATCGCTATTTGTGTGTACTCCAATGCTACTGCACCATTGGAATACTATCAGACACTTTCCAAATATTGTGATTTTAATTTTTCTACTCACAGTGAGTTTATGAATGAATCTAAATTTTTCTCAGTTGTATCTGGGGTAAATCAATATAAAATTGAAAAAAACATAAATTGTAATATCAATGTTCTTATAATGGATGAAGAATGGAACAGAGATCGCATACCCGAATATATTAAATATTTGGATGATCAGAAAATAAGTTGGGCACTGTCACCGGTTGAACCAGTGTATCAGCCTGATTCAAATTGGCCAGAACAGGAAATTAGACCCAGTCTTGGCAAAAAAAATTCAAACAAGGTAGATTTTTATGAACGTATTACTAGTTGAATCATCGGACAGCGATTGTACAGTCATACTTAAAGATGGCACTGAAATTGACGTAGCATCTTGGGAATTATGGCGCAACAACCTTCATAATTTCAAAGGATGGGAATGTAATGCAGGATCAGATACCATAATAATTGAAAGTAATTTTGAGGTATGGTCAGGCGTATGTCGCAATGATAATTTAGGTAATCTACTTGATGAAAATTTTAGTTTGTTGCAAGAGCCAACCATCTGTACTAAAAATCATTGTACCACCTGTATGGCCGATTTAAACAATTTTAAGAAAAAAGTAATTTAGGAGTAAAAGAATGTCAGCAGAAGTAGCAAGCGAAATTTGGGGTGAGTTAAAACGATATGTCAACGTGGTAGATCGTATAGATGCTGCCGAAAGCATTGTGTCCATATTGATCGATCATGATCATGACGTTGAAGAAATTCGAGAAGCCTTCAAAGGCGATTCAGACATCAAGAAAGCTCTCACTGCATACTTGGACAATGACAAGGACTATGCGGAAGAAGAGGAAGAAGAAGAGTTTGATGATGAGGACAACTACAACAAAGAAGATGACTATTGAAAGAGATTATTATTGTTCTTACAAGTTCAAATATTTAAAAATTGATCTTGTGTCAAACAATACTCTCAATTGTCATGCGGCAAAATCTCATGCAATCGATTTTCCATGGCTAAGTGCCAATCCCGGTCAACTGTTTAACACACAAATAAATGTCGATGAACGACAAATGATGTTGAACAATCAACGCAATGCCAGTTGCGAAGAAAACTGTTGGCCGTTGGAAGACCGCGGTGCAGTCAGCCCAAGAATGTGGCAAAACGGCAAAGTAAAAACACATGCTAATATTCACACCCAGCCAGAGATATTAGAAATAAAATTAAACGACGACTGCAATTTGAGTTGTTCGTATTGCTGTAAAGAATACAGCAGTGCGTGGCGCAGAGATTTGGTTAGCAACGGAAACTTTGCTGTTGACACTGGTGATGCAAGATATCAACTGACCAGTCGAGACAAGGTAATGATGAAGGTCAGCCAGCCAGAAGTTAAAAACACAAAACAATTTCAAATGCTGATGGATGAAATAAAAAAGTTTGCCCCGGGACATAAAGAAATAGTTATCACTGGTGGTGAACCTTTGTTGGATAATCAATTGTTTGATGTGTTGGATGCAGTGTCAAACAGTTCAGCCGTGATCAACATTTATACTGGGCTGGGAGTAGAAGTCAAAAGATTTCAACGCATGTTGGACAAAATAAAACAAATACCCACAGCTATGATATCTGTCAGTGCAGAATGTACTGACAAGTTTTATGAGTTTAATCGACATGGAAGTCGTTGGGCTGATTTTGTTAACAAGATTGAATTGTTGCAAAAATCTAACATTGAGTTTAGATTTAGCACAGCAATATCTAATCTCACAGTGCTTGGACTGGCGAGTTTTATCAAGTATTTTAGCAATCAGCGCATAGGACTGGTGTTTGTTAATCAACCCAGCATGATGGCTCCGTATGTGTTGGATGCTGACAGCAAACATGCTATACTACAAGATATTCAAACATTGCCAGAGAATTATAAAACTCAAATTGCACAATCCATACAAGCCGACCCAACACAATTACAAAGACAACAAATGTCAGAATTTTTAAAAGAATATGCTGCTCGTAGGAATCTTGATTTGAGCATTTACCCACCAAGTTTTTTAGAATGGTTAAACATCCATGTGGTACAGTAAAGTAGTAGCAGACCTTGGTAATATACCTGACTTCATTGCACACTTTGAGTCAGAGCTCACAGATGCCAAACGTGATTGTAAGATCGGCGGCCTGGTGGAAAAGAATATCACTGCACTACCAGGTATTACTGAGCACAGGTTCAACCAGCTACAAGAGATTGAAGCAGTGCTCAACTACCTCAATATTCAACTGCGCAAACTACGTACCAAGCACTTTAAAAAGTACTTGGAAGGTTATGCCCGTGCCCTCACAGCACGTGATGCTGAAAAATATGTAGATGGTGAAGAAGAAGTTGTGGACTTTGAAACTATTATAAATGAAGTGGCCCTGCTACGCAACAAATGGTTGGGTATCATGAAGGGCCTGGACACCAAGCAGTGGCAAATGGGGCATGTGGTCAGACTGCGCACAGCAGGCATGGAAGATATCACGGTGTAAATATGACAGGCATGTATAAAGAACTTTTACCCAAGTACAACTTGGTACACGATTTTGTTGCCAAGTACCAGCCTTGGAGTCTAGTAGATTGGGGGTGTGCAAATGGCAATCTTCTCAACCGTGTGGAACATGATTTTTCCAGTATTCAGGAACTGGCCGGCTATGATCCTGGCAATCCTGATTACAATGTTGTGCCTGCTGGCACCTATGATTGTTTGGTCAGTTGTGATGTAATAGAACACTTCGAGCCTGATCAATTGGACGAGTCGTTGAAACTCATGCAAAGCAAGTTTTCTCGTGCGGCCTTTTTGATCATTGCTTGTTATCCTGCAAAGAAACAACTGCCTGATGGACGCAATGCACACTTGATAATAGAAAACGCAGACTGGTGGATGGCTCGAACAAAACAACAGTTTGATCAATGCACGGTTGTGTGGTCCGAGTCCGTAAGTTTCACAGCCAAACCAAAAAAAAATCGTCCTGAACTGCGATTGATATTGGAGAAATTTTAAAACATGAATACTCAATTAGATCTAGTAAAACAATTTCATGCTGGCAATAAAAATTGGGCAGGCAAAGGTACTTTGCAATATCTTCCAACAATTGAATTGGTATTCAAAAAATACCATTGTCAGACTCTATTGGATTACGGCTGCGGCAAAGGACATCAGTACAGTGTGTATCAGATACACAACAGTTTGGGTATACCGCTGAGTGCAGTATATCAGTTTGATCCGGGATACGAACCGGCCAGTCAAGAGCCAGACTGGAACTCTTCTTTTGATTGTAGCATGTGTCTTGATGTGTTGCAATTTTGTACAGATCAGCAAATTGATGACATAAAACAAAAATTACAAAAAGTCACTGCAAAAGTGTGCATCATTGGCATAGGAATGGCACCTCCAAAGAACTTGAAAAAACCCTACGCCAGTTTGCACCCAGAAGATTGGTGGCAACAAAAGTTTTCAAACTGGGCAGGACCATCAGAATTGATATTAGAATTACAGCACAACACTTTGGCCTCATAATCTACGTAGATAAATATCTGCATGAAAATTGTAATTGTCACAGGCGGGTTTGACCCGCTACATTCCGGGCACATTGCCTACTTTGAAGCAGCAAAGAAATTGGGCGATAGATTGGTAGTGGGCATCAACAGTGATGCTTGGCTCACACGCAAAAAAGGTCGTCCGTTTATGCCTGCTGCTGAACGCAGAGCCATCATTGAAAATCTACGCATGGTAGATAAAGTAATTGAGTTTGACGATGATGACAACACTGCTATAGATGCCATACGTGTGGCCCGGGCACATTACACTGTGCCTAGAACACGATTCATATTTGCCAATGGCGGAGATCGTACAGCAGATAACATTCCCGAAATGGTATTTGATGATGTGGACTTTGAATTTGGGGTGGGCGGCGAGAATAAAATGAATTCAAGTTCGTGGATTCTTACAGAGTGGAAAACACCTAAAACGGATCGGGCCTGGGGATACTATCGTGTGTTGCACGAAGTAGGCGCAAATACCAAACTCAAAGAACTCACTGTGATGCCCAAAACATGTTTGAGCATGCAACGACATGATCAACGTGCAGAATTTTGGTTTGTTGCCGAAGGCGCAGCTACGGTGTACACATTAGATGAAGCATCAACGGATCAAGAAGTCAAGTGTCACTTGACCATGCATGAACATACATTTATCAAAGTCAACGAATGGCACCAGTTGTGTAACGAAACTGATCACCCACTAAAATTGATTGAAATACAATATGGCGAACGCTGTGTTGAAGATGATATAGAGCGCAAGAAATGAAACCAATTCCTGTGTTTGTGGGCTACGATCCCAGGGAAGCAGTGGCATATCATGTGTGCGTAAACTCGATTATAAGGCATGCCAGTCAACCAGTGGCCATCATTCCTGTGGCATTGAACTTGTTCAAGGACTATGATGAAACACACACTGATGGCAGCAATCAATTTATCTATAGCCGCTTTCTTGTACCACATTTAATGGATTACTCAGGATGGGCTATATTCATTGACGGCGACATGATTCTGCGTGGAGACATTGTGGAACTATGGGACTTGCGTAATGTCTCCAAAGATGTCATGGTGGTCAAACATGATTACAAAACTCGCATGACTGAAAAATATCTTGGATCAAAAAACGAAGATTATCCACGCAAAAATTGGTCAAGTGTGATACTGTGGAACTGCAACAGTTTTCCCAATCGTAAACTAACTCCTGAGTTTGTGCAACGATCAACAGGTGCAGAACTGCATAGATTCACCTGGTTGGACGATGAGCGTATTGGTGAACTTCCCCCGGAGTGGAACTGGTTGGATGTTGAATACAACCACAACCCCAATGCCAAACTGGTACACTACACCTTGGGTACACCTTGCTTCAATGAGTTTGCGGCAGCTGGTAACTTTGCACAAGAATGGCACCGAGAAAGACTATTAACTGACTACTGTCAACAAAGAACCGACCATGAATGACGAACAAGAATTAGCACCTCTACCACAGCATGAACTAGACATGGTGCCACCTGAACTGGCTGAACTGTTCAGGGATCTAATCAAATATCGTGTGGACCCAGCAGGCGACTATTACGGATTGAACATAGAAGCATTGACTGAAAAGATACGAGGCCTAGACAATCAAGCGGTGCATGCCATTGATAGTGAATTTAGATACGCAGAAAAGGGAAAAATGTTTGATCCTATATTACAAAGTTTTACCATAGGTGCAGGTGGGCAAATAACCACTTGGAGCAAGAGTGAACAGTCAATGACACCAGTTATCTTGCGTGGAATTACTAAACGCAAGCAAATGGATGCTTGTCGTACCGCTGGCAGAGACTTTTACTACATTGATACAGGTTACTTTGGCAACGGCAAAAAGAAAACATTTCATCGTATAACCAGAAATGATGTGCAAAATTTTGGTCCTATTATAGATCGTCCCAAGGACAGACTGGCAGCAACAGGATTTCAACCTCGTAAGTTTTATCGTGGTAGCAAAATACTGTTGGCACCGCCCAGTCAAAAGTTGTTGAATCTTTATGACATAGATCTAGAACAATGGTTAGACAATGTATTACGAGAACTTGCCAGCAAAACTGACCGCGAAGTTGTTGTGCGCCGCAAGCCCGGCCGTACTGCCAGAACCAGTGATGACTCAATGGCACATGCACTAGAACAAGACATACATTGTTTGGTCACATTTTCAAGCATTGCCGCCGGCGAAGCCTTGCTCAATGGCAAACCTGCCATCACACTTGGACCCAATGCAGCCGCTGCTTTGTGCAGCCAGACCTTGGATGCCATAAACGAGCCATACGTACCCACACTGGACGAAGTAGAACGTTGGGCAGCACAC